AAGCATCAGGGGTCACAATGCAGGTCCCAAAAGAAGATACTTCAGCCTAAGCGCAATGGCTAAGTTCTGTATAGCCACAGGTTATACACCAGAACAATTCTGGGAACTTACCTTTGAGGAATATACTGCTTTGGTTGAAGAACTTAACAGGAGGAAGTAGTGGCACAACAGATAGTAATTGATATCGTTGCAGAGACTAAGAAACTTACTCAGGGACTTGACGATACTAATAAACAACTTGGTGGTCTTGATAAAAATATTAAGGCTGCTGCAAAATCTGCTGTTGCTCTTGCCTCTGCATTTGTTCTCAAGCAAGGCATTTCATTTCTCAAAGATGGTATAGACGAGGCTAAAGACGCTGCTGCAGCAATGAGGGCAGCCACTGCTACATTTGGTGCTGGTAGTGATGCATTAAAAAAGATTACTGATGATGCCACTAAGTTTGGTAAAGAAATAGCAGTTGATAATGATGAATTAATTAAACTTGCTACTCAGTTAGGATCTCGTCTTCCAAAAGACATTCAGGCCTCATCTGTTGAATTAGTTAAGACTTTTAAAGATGTTGAAGCATTTACTGGTGGTGCCATTAATGCAGAGGCTGCAGGTGCAAAACTTGCCAAAGCATTTGCTGATGGTGGATTAAAAGCAGGGGAACTAAATAAGATATTCCCTGGACTAAATCAATCTATTTATGATCAGGCAGAAGCATTATCTAAGTCTGGTAAAAACCAAGAAGCAGTAAATCTATTACTTGCTGAAGGTGCTAAGGTTTATGGAGATGCAGCAGCAAAGAATGTTGATGCCACGCAAAGATTTAATGTTGCATTAGATAATTTTAAAGAAACACTTGGTACAAAGGTTTTGCCAATACTTGAAAAGGGAATTAACTTCCTAACAGATTTGCTTGAAGCATTTGATAAATTACCAACACCAGTACAGAATTTCTCATTAGGACTATTAGCATTAGTTGGTATTGGTGGTCCATTACTATCATTTATTGCCAATATAAAGACTGCTGCAACTACCCTTGGTATATTGACAGTAGCAACAGAAGGCACAACAGTTGCAACAAATCTTATGAGTCTTGCTATGAAGGCTATTCCAATCATGGCTGTAATTGCATTAATTGCACTTCTTATTGCTAACTGGGATGATGTATCTGCTGCAGCCAAAAAGGTTTGGGAAGCAGTCAATAAGTGGTGGGGAAGTATTTATGAAGATATTAAAGACTTTGCAGGTAAAGCAAAGAAGTGGCTTGAAGATAATTGGCCATTAATACTTGGTGTTTTAACTGGTCCATTTGGTTTATTTGTAGCATTTTTAGTTAAGCATAAAGATGAGATAGTAACTAAATTAACAGAAGCATGGGATGCCGCAAAGGCTGTTGTTGCTGAAAAAGTTGAGGCAATATTTAGTACAGTTATGGGTTGGTTCTATGCAATTAGAGATTACATTGGTAATTTATTTAAAAAGGGTAAAGATACAATCTTTTCAGCAATTGAAGATGGTTGGAATGCTGTTAAGGACACAATTAGTACAGTCATGGAAACAATTTTTGTTTACCTTGGAACTATATGGTTAAAAATTGCATTATTAATTATTGATAATATTAAAAAAATAGTAACTGGCTCTATTGAAAAGTTTACAGAATTAAAAGATGCAGCAATTGACCAATTTAATAAATTAAAAGATTCAGCCTCAACAATTTGGAATAGTATTAAACAATATATTGTTGATGTAGCCACAAATATTAAAAATAAACTTGGTGAAGTTTATGGCTTCATGGTTGAAGTTGGTAAAGACATTGCTCGTGGAATTATGACAGGTTTAGGATCAATGACACTATCATTTGGTAGTTTCTTAAAGAATTGGGTAAATACAAACATACCATTAGCAGTTAGAAAAATTCTTGGTATTGCATCACCATCTAAGGTTATGATGGAAATTGGTCAGTATGCAGTTGAAGGTCTTTATCAGGGTATGGGAATTAGAGGACCAGTTGGAATACAGATGCCACAACTAAATGTTGCTGGAGGTGCAGCAGCAGGCGTAAACATTACAATTAATGCAGGGCTTGGAACAGATCCAGTTGCTTTAGGTAGAGAAGTACAAAAAGCATTAAATAGTTATGGAAAGTACAACGCATGAGAATAAGTGAAACAGTAACATTAGAAATTAAAAATAACAGCACATGGGTAGATTACTCAGATGGAGTTATTGATGTTGGCATTTTGCGTGGTATTCAGGGATATAAAGAAATTTGGCAAACACCAGAGGCTGGAGTTTTAACATTAGTAACAAGAAATCCAGATATAGATCCATACGCTAATCCTGCAATAAGAATGGGTAGACAGATTAGAGTAAAAGCAAACTCACAAGTTTTATTTACTGGAACTATTACAGATATCAATGTTGATTATCAACCAAAGGGAAAGCCACCAATTACAACAATTGTTGCTGTTGACATGATTGGTCAAATGGCGCTACATGCTTTAAGTGATGGATTTACAGAACAATTAGGTAGTTCAATGGATATTTATGCAATGTTCCAAGAACTTAGTGGAGAAATTGTTGGATGGAATAATCCTTATAGAGAAATAAGTAGTCTTTGGGCTGGCAATGCTTCAGGAGTAACATCTTCAGGAACAAATGCTTTAAATGTTGCAAAAATTCTTGCACAAACACAAATTCAATTCTTTTATGCTGATAGAAACAATGATATGTATCTATATAATAGAATGAATAAAAAGAAAGATGAAACAATTAAATTACAGTTTGATTCACGAGGTGGAGCAACTTCTTATCGTGAAATAGAATTATCAGACAATTTTGAAGTTTTAACAAATCAGTTATCTATTAAGAACCAAGGATACAACTCAAATGTTGTACCATTGTACACAAATTCATATTCTGTTAATCAATGGGGACAAGCCAAAAAAGATTTTGGTACTCAAATAACTGGATTACCTGCAGCACAGGGTAGTATTACAGATGATTTAAAGAATGTTATTTTTCAAGACTCTGTACACCCATCAAGAGAAATTTATTCAATTACATGGGATGCGTCTTTAAACCAAACTGCTGCTGCAACTACAGATATTCTTGATAATGTTTTTGTTTATCATGAAGTTGATCCACAAGATATTGCAAGAAAGTATGGAATTATTGGAATTGAGCATAGAATTACTGATGATGAATGGACTATTAAATATTATTTAAAGAATCATTTTATCTATGACACAAACTTTCCAACACCAGTAATTGCTACTGATCATCCTGCTGGAGCAACAATTAATGATGATGTTATTTTAAGTATTACAAATGCATCAAGTATTGATTTAACTAATGCTACATATGCATGGAAATATCAAACTGGCACATTACCAATTACTTTAGTTGGAACAACATTTTCTACTGTTGCATCGCCTTCATTAAATTATTCATTAGGACAAGAAGGTTTAAAAAATATTACATGTACAGTTACTGATTCATACGGATTTACTAAAATAAGTAATCAAATTGCTATGACAATTTATGGTGCTGCTCCTACAACAGTAACCACATCCTATACTATAAATCCAAACGATACTGCTATTTATACATTTACCGCCACAACTACAGAGGCAACATCTTATACATTTTATTGGGGCGACGGGGAATCATATACAACAACAAACAATATTGCTACACATAGATATACAACAACAGGAACAAAAAGCGTTTATGTAACTGCATCAAATATTTATGGCTCAACAAATAGTGCAACAACAAGTATTAATGTTCAATTTACTCCATTTCCTGTAGCAGAAGTTGGAACATTCCCATTAAGATATATTGCAATATCACATCCCGCTCAAAATGTTACAGGACCAGGAACTGTTTATCCTGTATTTGGAAGATTGCAATTAAATACATCAAATGCACCAACAGGAAGTCCATCAACTGATCCACAAGTAAATCGTGCATTAATTGGTTCATGGCAAATGAATATAAATAAAGAACCATACTCAACTTCTCCAACTGGTATCAATCAATATGTTGTTGGTAATCCACAAAAGATAAATGTTCAATCAGGACAAACTGTAACATCTGACTGGGTTTACTATACAATGCCAACATCAGGAACATTTCATACAACAACTGTTTTTGATATGGGTGGTACATATTATGATATTAAAGATATAAGACTAACTTTTAAAAATATAAGTACAACATTATATACTTCAGATGAATGGAATGTATGGGTAACTGATAATATTAATGAAACATTTGATTTTAATACATCAAGATGGTGGAAAATAGGAACACTTAATTCAGGAAGTATTGCTCCAAATGGAACTTCACAGGTATCAATTATTACATTGCCTTATATTTCATTACCATTAAATGCTGAACCATTCCCTTCTTTTACATATACTATTGGAAATACTTCTTCAACTATAACTCAAGATAAATATACATTTAGTACAGATGATTATTTGACAGCATCATACCTTTGGAATTTTGGAGATGGAACTACATCTACCTTACAAAATCCAGTTCATGCTTATGCAACAAGTGGTAGTAAAACAGTTACATTAACTAAATATGATGCATATGGTAATTCAGAATCTTCATCACAAACATTTACAGTTAATAGAATTGCAGATGAACAAGGAACTAAACCAGTTAGATATGTAAGAATAAGACAAAATAGTTTTAGTGCAACAACAAATGGTCCAATGATTGGTTCATTACAACTTCTTACAAGTCAATTTTTAGTAGATAGAGCAATTAGAAGACACATAAAAGGAACAAAAACAGATTATGCTGGTACAACTACTACAACATGGTGGAAAGAAAATGGACCAAATGCTGATGTTCAAATAACAGATTTAACAAATCAGGTTAGCCCTTATCTTGGTGATTCAGGAGGATATGCCGTTTATCCTTCAGTTATTTTAACAACTCCATTAGGAACAGGAACAACATATTACACTGCTGGTGTAGAACCAAGAAATGCTGCTGGAACTACTCAATGGGATATTATGATAGATTTAGGAACGAATGTATATGATATTAAAACAATTAAATTATTCTTTAATAGAAATAATTTAGGAACATCTACAGGAACAAGGCCAACATATAGAATTGAATTTTCTTCAGACAATGTAAACTGGACTCATGTTGCAAATATATCAACACCATCATCAATGAGTGGTGCAACTACTTGGTATCAAGGTACAACATCAAATGTTGCATCTCTTCCACTTAATCTATAGAATTCCACTCTGCCTCGTGGAATAGCAAACCCACCCCGTCTGTCATATTATTGGGTGGGTTTGTTTTATTAATCTTGTATTAGTGTTTCAATAACTTCTGGAGTTAATTCTACCTCAACCTGGGTTTCAGGTTCAGCAACTTTGTCTGCTTTCTTTTCCTTAACTTTAGGACGCTTTCTTTCATAATCCCAATCTTTAGCAGGGATTAACTTGCCTTCATAATATACTTTTTTAGCCATGCTTATCCTCCTTCTGAGAGAGTATCAAATATATATCATCTACACGCTTCTCAAGTCTATTGACCTGATCTTTTATGCTTGCCCCACCATTAGGGCGGAGTTCACTTAGGAATTTATTTATAAGCCATTTAATTAATGCAATATTTACCCCCAGAATTGAAGTAATGGCAGCAGCCAAGGCGGTTAATAGTTCAGGACTCATAATACATATAGTCTACAATATATGTAGATTCACCTTGGAGGTTTTATGGATATCCTTAATGTTCAACCAGCCACGATAGAATGGCGTATATATAGACATGACACTACAACAATGACAGTAGTGCTCACAGATAGCAATGGTGCAGCCATTGACTTAACAGATTGGGAATTTGAAAGCAAAGTCAGAGAATACCCAACAGATTCAGAGGTAATTCAGGCAATGTCAATTGTTAAAAATGAGAATACATTGACTTTGGCTTTAGATAATGCTAACTTAAAAGAAATTAATTATTTTGATATCCAAGGTACAAATAGCGTAAATGACAAGGTTTCCACAATTCTTAGAGGACAAATCTTTGTAGAAGAGGATATAACACGATGACTATTGGACAAATCACAGTTACATCAGATAAAGATTTATATACACAAAATGTAGAAGTATTATCTCCTACAGAAATTAAAGTTTATGTAGCAGGATTAGAAGTTGTTACAGGCCCACAAGGCCCTAAGGGTGATACAGGTGATACAGGACCACAAGGTGAACAAGGCGAACAAGGGCTTCCAGGGCCTACAGGAGCCACTGGAGCAACAGGAGCCACAGGATCACAAGGACCTAAGGGAGATACTGGCGCACAAGGCCCAACAGGGGCTACTGGAGCACAAGGAATTCAAGGACCTAAAGGCGATCAAGGCGAACAAGGAATACAAGGCGAACAAGGTTTACAAGGCCTAAAAGGCGATAAAGGTGATACTGGAGATACTGGCCCACAAGGTTTGCAAGGTATCCAAGGAGAGCAAGGACTCCAAGGTATTAAAGGTGACAAGGGCGATACTGGAGAGCAAGGTCTTCAGGGTATCCAGGGAGAACAAGGCCCTCAAGGCATTCAAGGTATTCAGGGCGAGAAAGGTGATAAGGGAGATACAGGCGATACAGGTCCTCAAGGTCCTGCTGGTGGTTCTGTTTCTCATTATCATTACACAGCAAAAACTTCATCACAATCAGGTGACCCAGGAATTCATAATATTCAATGGAATAATGCAACACAAATTGATTCAACTAAAATTTATATTAGCCATACAGATTCTGATGGTTCTGATGTTGATATATTCTTAGATTTAATTAATGCTGGAGATATATTAACAATACAAGAAAATAATGATGGTTCTCGTTATCAGCAATGGACAGTTACAGGAATTACAAAACATGCAACATATGATGAATATGATGTAACTATATTGGCACATGCAGGTGCACAATTTGGAAATAACAATTCTGTTTTATTAATCCTTACATTCCAAGGTCAAACAGGTCCTCAAGGTCCTAAGGGAGACAAGGGAGACACAGGAGATACTGGTCCACAAGGACCTCAGGGCATCCAAGGTGAGCAGGGTCCGCAAGGAATTCAAGGAGAACAAGGCATTCAGGGTGAAACTGGTCCTCAGGGAATTCAAGGAGAAACTGGACCTCAAGGTATTCAGGGTGAACAAGGACCTCAAGGAGATACAGGACCACAAGGACCGCAAGGAGAACAAGGTCCACAAGGTGAACAAGGAATTCAGGGTATTCAAGGAATTCAAGGACCGCAAGGTGATACTGGTCCTCAAGGCCCGCAGGGAATACAAGGAAATACTGGTCCAACAGGTGCTACTGGTGCAACAGGTCCAAGTGGTTCTCAGATAGTTAACTCAACAAATATTAGATTTACTGATTCAGGTGCATTAGCAGCATTAACATCAGGTGCAAATAACATTGGTCTTGGTATTAATTCATTAGCATCAGATACTTCAGGTTTTTCAAATATTGGTTTAGGTAATAATTCATTAAGATACATTACAACATCATCTAATAATACTGCTGTTGGAAATAATGCATTAGGTGTAGTTAAAACTGGTGCAGGTAATACAGCAGTTGGTTCTGGTGCAGGAACAAACAATACTGGCTCAAACAGTGTTGCAATTGGTACAGGTACATTACAACTTAATGGCGCTGGTGTTACTGGTGTTGGAACAATTGTTGGCGGTAGTGGATATAGTGATGGTACATACAATAATGTTTCATTATCAGTATCATCAATAACATATCAACTTAGTGCAACCGCTACATTAGTAGTATCAGGTGGATCAGTTACAAGCGTAACAATTACTGATCCTGGTGCTGGCTTTACAGTTGGACAAGTATTAACAATTTTTTATACAGAAGACGCAGGACTTTTATCTGGTAATGGATTTAGTGTTACAGTTACTTCTGTTTCAAATCCAACAAATAATACTGGTTTAGGAAGAGCAGCAGGACAATTTAACTATAGCGGAAGCAATAATACATTTGTTGGCTATAGAGCAGGATGGCAAAATAATGGGTCAGGCAATGTATTTATTGGAAATACTGCAGGGCAAACAGAAACAGGCAGTAATAAACTTTATATAGATAATACTACTACATCATCCCCACTTATTTATGGTGAGTTTGATAATGATAAAGTTAAGGTAAATGGTTCATTAGAAGTAACAAGCCAATTAAAACAGGTAAATACAGTATTTGAATCTGTGGCTGGTACTGGTGGTGGACCTAATATTCTTAAAATTAAGGGTTCCAATAGCACTGTAGATGTATTAAATATTTATTTTGACCCAACAGGAGCACAAAGTAACTCATTTCAATTTAATGGTGTCATGATTTTGTCTGGTGGTGGTAGTCCAGGTGCTTCCAGCAGCCCAGGAAATACAGGTCAGATTCAATTTGATAACGATTATTTATATATCTGTGTTTCAGGTGGAAATCCAGGAACATGGAAGAGGGTTGCACTTTCTACTTGGTAGTGATATACTGGTAATTACCTGACTCTGCGTCAGGATCTACCTACCTATAGGTGGCTCACAGGTTCTCTCATCTCTTTCCTGTGGGCCATCTTTCATTTGACAAACATTTTGTTTTGTGATATAGTTTCTATTGGGTTTGTAGGGGGCTTTTCACTGGAAGATATTTCTTTTAGTAAAGTTCCTCCCTCAACTCATAGGTTAAAAAATCTATGGGGGGAGGGGGGGCTTTGCCTAAAAGATATACTCTACTTATAATATACAATATATAGATGGCAATAATAGTAGATATAGACGATACCATAGTAAGAAATGGTAGTCAGCCAATCCAAAAGAATATTGATTGGATTAATGCATTAGGTGAGCGTAAGATTATTATTACAGGAAGACCTGATGGAGCCAGAGCAGATACAGTAGCAATGCTTAAAAGAATTGGTTTTACATATTCCCGCCTCATGATGAATCCTTATGGATCAGATAAATCAGGGGATTGGAAAAGAGAAGCAGCAAGCAAATTAACAGATATAGTCCTTGCCATAGATAATGACCCAAAAGTAAGAAGAATCTATAACTCCCTTGGCATAAAAACAAAAGACCCAGCAACCATTTGACAATATTTCCTTTTGGTGGTATACTATATCTATAGGTACGAAAAGGAGATAAAGAGATGCCTAAAGATAAAAGAACACCAGAAGAGCGTGTCCAAGATGCATTGGATCAGATAAGAGAGTTAGCAAATGGCAGTGAAAAATAAAACCTGCGTTAAGTGCGAACAAAATCTCTCTATAACTAAATTCTATAAAGCCAAAAACCAAAGTGATGGCTATGACTATTATTGCAAGGAATGCAGAAAAACATCATCATTAAGAAGCCATAGAGGTGGTAAACATAAGCCTTTATGTACCCTTGAGGGTTGTGAGACACCCAATTATGCTGGTGGCCTATGTAAAATGCATTATGAGCGTAAGCGTAGAACTGGAACCCCTGAACTGAAAAATTTTGGGCGGGATTCATATTATGGCCAACCATACAATAAAGTAAGAGCAAATCATCTTAGATTACGATATCAAATAACACTTGAGGAATATGAAGAGATGGCTAAGAATGGCTGTGAGATTTGTGGTAGACGAAGTTTAAGACATAAAAAACTCCATGTAGACCATGACCATAAATGTTGTCCAGTACCAAGATATGCAGATGGCTCATCAAAATATCACAAGACCTGTGGAAAATGTATTAGAGGTGTCCTATGTGATAGATGTAATGGAACTGTTGGTTTGTATGAAGCAGGGAAGTTAAGAGAAGAATATCCTGACAGAAATAAGATAATTATCTATGTAGCAAAATATGACCAACTAATTTCTGATAGAATTAGTAATTATGAAGAAAACAAGAGTCAGGAAGGAAGATAATACACATGGAATCAATAAAGAGTCTGATGGACCACATTTCTGGCTTAGAAAGTACAAAACAACTCAAAGGCCTCGTCCATGCCAGCGCTGCGGTCAGAATGCTTATTACTATCATGACGATTTCGGCTATCTTGACGCTGTTTGCCTTCTTGACCTCATTAATATAGGAGAAATGTTATGGAAGTGGAGCGATTACGAGGAAGTATGGCAGAGGACAGAACAACTCAACAGGAGGCCAAAGCCATCTACTGGTGCACCTGCCATGAAAAAGCGGGAATAGAGAAGAACTGTGCCAAATCCATAGTAATAGGATGGGTAATGGATGATGGTGAATATATAGCCAAGGGTATACCTAATGGCTAAGAAGGTTTATAACGATCCTCTATACCAAAAGAACAGGAAGATAGTACTTGAGGCTAATGCATGGACATGTCACTATTGTCATGGTCCTGCCAATGAGGCTGATCATATTATCCCTGTGTCATTTGGCGGGGGAAATGAAATAGACAACTTATTACCATGCTGTAAATCATGTAATACTACTCGTAAGAATAAGACTATGGTTAGACTAAAGTATTGGAATAGGAAGTACTAATGGCTATAAGGTTTGATAGATATCCTGGTTTGTATAAGACTATTATCATAAGCACAGTCCAAACCATTTGTCAAATCATAAAATATTATCAAACCATTATATCCAGGGTATGGGGTATATATCCATATGGGGATATGGGGTATAGGGGTAGTAGGGTATCTTCTCTATACCGCCGCATACCGCCCATCCCACTATATGAGACGCTCAATGTCTCACATAATGGACAGGGGGGTATAGGGCAGGGTAGATAGAAGATATCAAACCATTCATTGGCAATATATACAAACCATAGTATTGGATATATGGGGTATATAAGGTTAAATGGTTTGATGGTTTGAAATAAATAATGGTTTGGGGTTTTTTTTATTTTGGTTTGAAGACCCTGGTAATACTATCCAAAAACCATAGAACCATAAATAGTGAAATAGGAGAAATATATGAGAACAGGAAGCAAACCAGGTCCAAGGGATCAAATCATTACAGGTAAAGTAAATGATCCAATAGACCTAAACCAGACATTGGAAGATGCAATCAAGAAATCTATAGCAGCAGCATATTGGTTAGAAGAAGCAGACCAAGGAGCAGCAATTGAGGCAATCCTTTTGGCTAAGACTATGGATGAATTTCCACAGCATAGACATAAGATAGCACCAGTACTAATTGCGTTACTAAGTAATCTTGGTTGTCTAAATAATAGAAAGCAGGCTGAACTATCTCCTGCAGATATGTTGGCTGCCATTGCTAATGGATAATTGGAAACCAAGCCATTACACCTTACCATTGTCTGAGGATTTTCCTACAGATGGGGATAAGATTATTAATATTAGTCAAGCCTTATGGCGTTTGCCTGAAAAGAATGACGAAATATTAAGATTAACTGATTGGCAGAAATGGTTAATTAGGGCAGTCTTAGAAAGATATCCAGATACCCATCCTGAACCTTCTAAGGCAGGTAGGCTGCGTTATAAGCAGGTAGTCATATCCATGCCCAGAAAGAATGGAAAGAGCCTTATAGGGGCGTTATTTGCCTTATATGGGATGCTATTGCATGAGCCTGCACCAGAAGTAATATCAGTTGCAGCCTCCGCAGACCAGGCAAAAATCGTCTATAGAAGGCTAAAACATCAGGTAGATTCAAGTGAATTACTTGGACATTTCTTTGCAAGGAGTACAGAACATAGAGGACTTTGGACGAAAGACGAACAAGGAATATATAAAGTTATTGCAGCACAAGCAGCAACAGCCCAAGGATTACATCCAAGCCTTGTTGTGTTTGATGAGTTGCATGTTGCTAAGTCTGATGTGTGGACTGCTATGGCTCTTGGCTCTGCTACCCGTCCTGATGGCATTGTTATTGGTATCACTACTGCAGGGGATGATACTTCTGATCTCCTCAAGAAACTCTACGAGAATGGTTCAAAGGCTATTGATGGTCAGGAAGATTTGGAAAGATTTGGTTTCTTCTGTTGGGAAGCACCAAAAGGATGTGCAATAGATGATGAGGAAGCAGTGCATATGGCAAACCCACAACTTGCATCTGGTATTTTGTCTTGGGAGTCAGTCAAAAATGAATTAGCCACTATGCCTGAGCCTGATGCAAGGCGGTATAGATTAAATCAGTTCGTATCATCTATGAACTCATGGCTACCAGTAGGATTATGGACACAACAACCAGAAGGAAGACCTGAGAACCCTGAAGTCTTTGCTATTGAAAGAACTCCAGGATGGGAACATGCTTCTATTTGTACCGCTCAGTTAAAGCCAGATGGAAAGATAGCCACAGAGTTGGTTGCTTCATTTAATAATACAAATGTTGATGAGATTATTGGGGCATGTATGAGTCTGGCTAAATATGGCAAACCATTCATTATGGATGTAACCATATTATCTGATTTAGGACAGGCATTAAAACAGAAGGGTTGTAGGGTTCAACTTACTTCAAATAAAGATTTAATCAGTGCGTCAAACAACATATATCGTAGAATATTGCGTAAGGAACTAATTCATCCTCGTGATGAGATAGTTTCACTGCAAATTCAACGAGCAGTACGCAAAAATAGCGGGGAATCTTGGAAGATTGCTCGTAAAGATAGCGGAAGCGATGTAGATGCTGCAGTTGCAACAGTTCTTGCTGTATGGTTTGTTGAAACACAACAAAAACCTCAGCAGATGGTATTTTAGGAGAACACATGGGATTACGAGATAGATTAGTTAATAGATTAGGTTATGAAATTGAGATAACTGAACCTTTTGTTCCTGCTACACAAGATCGTGCAATGTCTGCACCAAGCAGAAGCGAAATAGTTGTTACAGAAACTGCTGCTCTTACCCTTGTTCCAGTAACCAGAGCAATTGCAGTTCTTGAAACCGCAATAATGCAGATTCCTGTAAAGGTTCATAGAGGCGAAGAGTATATTCCTTCACCTGCTTGGCTTGTTACACCTGACATTGAGAACAATGTTTCTCAGGCTGAATGGCTTGGAACAACATTGGTACACATGGCAACATTTGGAAATGCATTTTGGAAGGTAACAAGAAATGTTCGTGGCATTGTAAATATTAAGAATGTTCATCCATCTCTTGTTTCAATCATGCAAGATGTAAATGGAAAGATTAGTTATTCAATTAATGGAACATCATATTCAAATAATGAGATTGTTCACATTAAGTTATGGTCAAATCCAAACCCTCTTTCATTAACAGGCGAGGGACCATTACAAAGACATAAATCAGTATTGCGTTCTGCATTAGATTTACACGACTACGCTGACAACTGGTTTAGAACAGCAGCAGTTCCAACAGGAACATTAACAACATCAGAATTTCTATCTGAGGATGTAGCGAAGGCAAACAAAGAAGCATTCGTTAAATCTCAGCAAGAAAGAAGTGTCGCAGTATTGTCATCAGGATTAAAGTACGATTCAATATCATTAAATCCTGAGCAAGCACAATTCATTGAAAACCAGAAATACATTACTCGCCAGATTGCAAATATGTTTGGCGTTCCAACTCTTTATATGGGTATGGGTATTGAAGGTCAAGGAATGACATACTTGAATGGCAATGAAGACAGAACAAAACTATATGATGATGGCTTACAACAATATATTGTTCGTCTTGAGCAAGCAATCACAGATTTATTGCCAAGAGGACAAGAGGCTGAGTTTAATTTAACTGAGTTCCTTCGTCCAAACCAATATACAAGATATCAATCATATGCCATTGGTATTGATAAGAAGTTCTTGACTGTTGATGAAGTTAGAGAATTGGAAGATTTGCCACCTCTAAATTCAGCACCATCAAGCACAGACCAACCAATAGGATAAAATGGAGTAATGACAATGGAAAATATAATTACCCGCTCATTTGAAATCAGAGCAACAGACGCTGAACAACGCACAGTTGAAGGCGTTGCTGTTCCTTTCAATGACACAATAGATATTGGCGGAGGTATGAAAGAAAGATTTGCACCAGGTGCAGTTGATCTAAATGCCAATGTCAAATTATTCCGTGACCACAAAGATATTATTGGAGTGGTTACTAAAATGTCTGAAGACGAAAACGGTTTAAATATTACCGCAAAAATTTCAGAAACATCTCTTGGAAATGAAACACTTAACTTAGTTAAGGATGGAGCAATTCGTTCATTTTCAGTAGGATTCATCCCTGTCACAGATCAGAAGGATGGAAACACAATTATTCGCAAGAAAGTTGACTTAAAAGAAGTTTCTTTAGTCGCTTTCCCTGCTTATGACAAGGCTGAAGTACTTTCAGTCAGAGAAGAAACCAATCAGGAGGAAAAATCCATGGAAAACACAACACCTGATTACACTTCAGCAATTGAAGAAGTTCGTAATCATGCAGAGGAATTGGAGCGTCGCCTTGATGTACTTGCAACAGCAAAGACAGAAGCACCTTCAGCACCTCAATTTCGCTCTTATGGCGAATTCGTAAAGGCTGCAGCACAAGGAAACGATGACGCAATCAAGTTGTCTCGTGACTGGTCTGGCGCAACCACAGCAGATACAATCATGAAGAATGTCTGGGTATCAGATGTACTTCGTCTTGTTAACGCTGGTCGTCCAACATTCGCAGCACTTTCTTCAGCAGCACTTCCAGCATCTGGAAATGTTATTGAATACCCACTATATGTAAACAACGACATGTCAGTCGCAGAGCAGGCTGCTCAAGGTGACACATTAGCATTTGGTGGAATCACACTCTCATCTGCAACAGCACCAGTAAAGACATATGGTGGTTACACATCAATGTCACGCCAGTTAATTGAGCGTTCATCTGTTGCTTATGTTGATGCAGCATTCCGTGCTATGGCACAGCGTTATGCATCTGCAACAAACTCTGTTGCAAAGACACTTATGGGTGCAGCAGTAGACTTCAACACATCATCTGTAGCAGCATGGGATGCATCAGCAGTCCTTGAAGCAATTGCAGATTCTGCAGTTAAGGTAAATGGCGATACAGGTAAGGCACTTGAATTCATTCTTGCATCTGCAGATGTATTTAAGTCACTTGCAACTGTAACTGACGAAGCAGGTCGTCCAATCCTTTCTAACTCAGGTGCAACAGTTAACACATTTGGTTCAATCAACCCAGTTGGCTTGACAGGAAACATTCTTGGTCTTCCAATCGTTGTAGACCCATCACTAACAGCAGGTTCACTATTTATTGGTAACTCAACTGCTGTAACAACATACGAATCAGCAGGTGCACCACTTCGCTTGACTCGTGATGACATTACTAACCTAACCACAGATTTCTCTGTCTATGGATACCTTGCAATTGCTGCAACAGATCCAAAGGCAATGGTTAAGGTTGCTAATCCAAACGACTAATTAAAGGAGTACAACAATGGACTGGACTGATTTGAAAGCGTATGTAGGAGCATCATCTAATGATGACGAATATGTACAGGAATGTTGGGATACAGCGAAGGAATTAGTTGCCTCTTATATTAAGAGCACAAAGATTCCTGCAGGTGTATTGAAGCGTTGCTACATTGAAGTAGGATCAGAACTGTTCCAGCGTCGTAATGCACCAATGGGAGTGGCTCAGTATGCTACATATAATGGAGCACCTGTTAATACAGCGAGAGACCCTCTCGTTGGTGTATATCCTTTGCTTAATCGTTACATGGTGAGGTTTGCATGAACATTGCCACAGTAAGAAGTGAAATAGAGTCTGCCATAATTCTTGGCGGTATTTCTAAAGTCTATAAGTATGTACCAGAGAGACCAAACCCTCTGTGTGCAATTCTTGAACCTGACACAGAATTTATAACTGTATATGAGAACCAATATGATGCTGATTATGCATCTAATTGGAAGATTTTAATAATCGTTCCATATGCAACTAATGAAACTGAGACAGAAAATCTTGATGATACTTTAGACACTCTTATTCCAGCAATGTGGGAATATACAACAGCGAATAAATTAACTGTTGACAAACCATTCATTTTAGATATAAACAATGCTAAATTTTTAGCGACAAATATAAACATTTCTATTGATATAGAAGGAGGAAATTAACATGGCACGAATTAAAGGTAAGTCTATCGTGTTTGAAGTTGATGGTACAGAATATGCAGGTGGAGTAAGCAATGTTGTTTTCTCTTCTGCTGTTAACACCCTTGGCTTTGGAAATTACGAAGATTCTCTTGATTTCATATGTGCAGTAACTGGATTCCAGGATACTGCAGCAGCATCATTCCACTCATGGCTTTGGGATAACCCAGGCGTAAGCGTGGACATCACATACGCACCACATGGAAATGCATCACCTTCAGCATCACAGCCACATTTCACAGCAAATGGCTATGCAGAAGTTGTACCAAATCTTGGTGGAGCAGCAGGTGAGTTCTTCACCTTTGACATTAACTTCATTCTTAATGGTAAGCCAACAAGAGTAGAAGCGTAATTAGGTAGTCATGGCAGAGGCTATATCTATTTCAGTTGAAGGTCAAAAGCAGGTAAAAGCCGCTCTTGATAAGATTGAGAAAGATATCGTTGATAGATCAGATCTTAATAAAGACTTAAGCACTGAATTATCAAAGAAAGCCTCTGCTATGGCTCCTGTCTTAACTGGTGCTCTTGCATCATCAGTTAAAGGCAATCCATCTGCTGAGAAAGCACAAATATTGGCAGGTAGCGATACAGTAGTTTATGCAGGAGTACAGGAATATGGATGGCCTGAAAAGAACATTCAAGCACAGCCATATTTAAGACCAGCAGTATATGAAAATCTCGTATATATTGAAGCAAAATATAACGATTACATAAAGTCAGTTATTAAGAAATACGACTTAGATTAGGAGGCAGTAAATGAATAACGATTTAATGTCCACACTTAAGTGGAAAGAATTAGCAGAAGTAGAACAATATCTGAATATGCCAATGGATGAATGGGATAATTCTCCATCTAAAGCAAAATTAGCATTTGCAATGCAATATATTATGGCAAAGCGAAATAACCCATCCCTTACAATAGAGGATGCAGAAGCAATGACAATTACCCAATTGTCTGAAGCATCAGGGGTCACAATGCAGGTCCCAAAAGAAGATACTTCAGCCTAAGCGCAATGGCTAAGTTCTGTATAGCCACAGGTTATACACCAGAACAATTCTGGGAACTTACCTTTGAGGAATACAGTGCTTTGGTTGAAGAACTTAACAGGAGGAAGTAATGGCTCAACAGATAGTAATTGATATCGTTGCAGAGACAAAGAAACTTACTCAGGGACTTGACGATACCAATAAACAACTTAGTGGTCTTGATAAAAATATTAAGGCTGCTGCAAAATCTGCTGTTGCTCTTGCTTCCGCTTTTGTTCTCAAGCAAGGCATTTCATTTCTCAAAGATGGTATAGACGAGGCTAAAGACGCTGCTGCTGCAATGAGAGCAGCCACCGCTACATTTGGTGAAGGTTCTACAGCCTTAAAAAAGATTACTGCTGATGCTGAAAAGTTTGGCAAAGAAATAGCAGTTGATAATGATGAATTAATTAAACTTGCAACACAATTAGGTTCTCGTCTTCCAAAAGACATTCAGGCTTCATCTGTTGAATTAGTTAAGGTTTTCAAAGATGTTGAAGCATTTACTGGTGGTGCCATTAATGCAGAGGCTGCAGGTGGAAAACTTGCCAAGGCATTTGCTGATGGTAGTTTAAAGGCAGGGGAATTAAATAAGATATTCCCAGGATTAAATCAATCTATTTATGATCAGGCAGAAGCATTATCTAAGGCTGGTAAGAATCAGGAAGCAATCAATTTATTACTTGCTGAAGGTGCTAAAGTTTATGGAGATGCAGCAGCAAAAAATGTTGATGCCACACAAAGATTTAATGTTGCATTAGATAATTTTAAAGAAACACTTGGTACAAAGGTTTTGCCAATATTAGAAAGTGGTATTAACTTTCTTACAAAAATGCTTGAAGCATTTGATAAATTACCAACACCAGTACAGAATTTCTCATTAGGATTATTGGCATTAGTTGGTATTGGTGGACCATTGCTTTCATTTATTGCTAATATGAAGACTGCTGCAACTACCCTTGGTTTGTTGACGGTAGCAGAAGAAGGTACAACTGTTGCAACAAACCTTATGAGTCTTGCTATGAAAGCCATTCCAATTGTTGCTGTTATTGCATTAATTGCACTTCTTATTGCTAATTGGGATGATGTATCTGCTGCAGCCAAGAAGGTTTGGGAAGCAGTCAATAAATGGTGGGGAAGTATTTATGAAGATATTAAAGACTTTGCAGGTAAAGCAAAGAAGTGGCTTGAAGATAATTGGCCATTAATACTTGGTGTTTTAACTGGTCCATTTGGTTTATTTGTAGCATTTTTAG